ACTAGACAGAAAAATAGTGCAACCTATTATGCCTAGAGAAATTGATTTACAAGAACCTAGATGGATTGTAATAACTCCTGAGAACTGGGAAGACCAATTAGCAATGATTGAAGAACAAGAAGGTGAGTTAGTTTTCTTAGCTATGACCATACCTGATTACGAAGTAATGGCTTATAACATGCAAGAATTAAAACGATATATTACTGAATTAAAAGATGTTGTCGTTTATTATCGTAAAGTCACAATTGACAAAGGTAGTGAATAATCTGATATGATGGTGTTTCCATTAAATAAAAGGAGAGTATTATGCTTGGATTTATAGGAAATTGGTTAGGTATAGTTACTGGTGTCATTGCATTAGCAAGTATCATTTGTAGCATAACACCTACACCTAAAGATGACATTTGGATTGGTAAATTATATAAATTAATTGAAATGTTAGCTTTAAATATAGGCAAGGCTAAACAATAGTCATGTCTGATAGCATTACACCATTTGTATACAATGCATCATTGGATAGGGTAGTAGATGGAGATACCATAGACGTAGTGCTTGATTTAGGCTTTTCAGTAAAGCTTCACAAACAAAGAGTTCGTTTGGCAGGGATTGATACACCTGAGTCACGTACAAGAAATTTAAAAGAAAAAGCATTAGGATTTAAAGCCAAAGATAGATTAATAGAACTATGTGTTGGCAATTTTAAAATACAGTCATTAGGCAAAGGTAAGTATGGCAGAATATTGGGTATCCCTTTTACAGAAGATGGTCAAAGTATTTGTCAAATGCTTATTGATGAAGGACACGCAGTTGAGTACTGGGGTGGTGCTAAAACAGCAAAAGTCAGAGATGACGGAACATGGGGAGAATAGTATGGAAATTTCACAAGAGGGTATAAGTTTAATAAAGAAGTTTGAGGGATGCGAGTTAGAAGCATACAAATGTGCAGCAGGAGTTTGGACTATAGGATATGGACATACAGAAGGCGTTAATCCCAATGATGAAATGGATAAAGAAGCTGCAGAAGAATTACTTGTTTTAGATTTAGTAGTTTATGAAAAATCAGTAAATTGGATTATTACAGCACCTATGAATCAACAGCAATTTGATGCACTTGTTTCTTTTACTTTTAATTTAGGTGAAACTAATTTATGTAACTCTACTTTGCGAAAGGTTCTGAATGAAGAAAAATATAACGAAGTGCCTAATCAAATACGAAGATGGAATAAAGCAGGTGGTAAAGTCAATGAAGGTCTTATTAGAAGAAGGGAAGCAGAAGCTTTACTATTTCAAGGTCAAGACTGGAGTCATGTTTAATAGTAGATATGAGCCTATGTTTTATTTGTTTTTTTTAATAACTGCTACACTTTTAATAATCTAATGGCACTAAGCAAAACACAAACAAAACGATTAGGTGGTATTCTTAATATAATGTTTGGCGACTCTATACCCAGTGAGCATCTAACTGACCTTATAACGCATGGTTACATAGAATTAGATGGCAATGATTATAAATTAACTTCTAAAGGTTTAGATGAAAAGAATAGACTTTGCACACTTGCTGGACTTAACATAATGTATAAGTCTGAAAAAAACTAATTTCTATTTTTTAATTGTTTAATTTCAAACTTCAAACAAAATAATTCATCTTGTTTTTCATTTCTTTTTTTTCGTACATTTTTTTCTCCTATATATTTTTTTCATTTATGTAAATCGTTACCAAACACGCAACAAGACAAATTATTGCAAACATTGTATTAGTCATTTTTTTCTCCAAGATATTTATCTATACAATCATCAAGTATTGGTTTTACAGAGTCATAATCTTCTTTATGTTCCTCACGGCGTTTTGTAAGCCAATGGTGATGATAATAAGCTGACCTAAACCTATCAGATAGTTTATGTAATAATTTTTCTTCTAATTTTTTTCTTAAAACAGATTCCATATCAACGTCAATATCAGTTAATACTTCTTCCGCTAGTTCTACTAATTTAGCTTTATTCATATTAATTAATAAAAACTTCATTCTCAAATTGCTTATAGCCCCACATCTTACGAAACATCATTTCTGCATCATCTTGTGGTAGTTTAGGCTCTTTATATATTTCTCTTTCTACAGAGTTTGCATGATACCAACGATAAAAGTTATTTATGTATGTATCTTTGTTGTTGTATGTAAAATTTTCTAAATGCATATTTACTCCTATTTATTTAAACCTAGATGATAGTGTGAGGACTTGCGTTGTGGAATGTGCTGCACACTATCTCACGAAACTAGGTTTCCGTCTTTCTGTCACATTCCACTAAATCTTTATCTTCTTCGTCTAAAAAATCTATAATCAAATGTTTCTCTATCCATTCATTCTTAACACCTTCTTTTTCTAACTTTTTTTTCATAGTGTCTTGAAATTTTTTCTTATATTGTTTACTGAAAGCCATTAATTAATCTCCTCTAATTCTTCTGTACGGTTAAAACTCATAAAATAATTTTGTATAAGGTTGCTAATACGTGGGTTTATTACAGCATGATTGTTTTCAAATCTAGCTATCATAGAACGATTAGGTTCACCATTAGATGTATAACCTAGATACTGTGCTAACTCAATTTGTGTAACACCGTATTGACTGCGTAGTTGTTTTAGTTCTTGACCTGTCATAATTCTATTTAACATTTTTTACACTCCTTGCAAATTCTTCTGTTAATATTTTATTAATTTTTTTTACGTCTTCTACAATCATTCTGTTTTCTTCTCTAAGTTCAGCAATGTGTAAAACATTTTGGTCACAACCATAACACGTGTTTCCTTGTTTATCCAAGTCACCTTTATTTTCTTTAATAGGTACAATTTTTTTATTCATTAATTGTGTTTGTTCTTTCTGTCTAGCTAGTTTTAATCTTTCTGTAGACGTGTAATCACCTGTGTACCAACACCTATAACAAAACTGTCCTTGAATTTGTCGTTCACCAATAAACTCTTTACGTGATTCTAGTCTACGTCCTTTACTTTTCATATATTGTCGGTAACTAGCAACTTTTGCTGCATTTGGAACTGTAAATGAATCACCTATTTCCATAGCATCTAAGACTTCTTTTACACCTACAGGTAATGCTGTGTACTTAGCTGGAAATATAATATTTTTTTCAATCTTAATCATTGTAATTTGCACTCGCTATAACACCAGCATCAGTTACTATTTTGCAAATGTGGTCTTTGTTCATTAGTCTTTGCAACTTATCATAAGCCATGTTTACATCATGATATGTAGCCATCTTTACCCATGTATTCCAAATGTAAATATAAATTCTGTACTTTTCTTTATTCATATTCGCACATATACTCCATTTCAATACAAGCATCGCATATGCCATCATCTTCATAAGCTATACTTGCACCACAATCACATTTTGGTTGTGTTTCGTTTGTTTTGTTATTCATTTTTTCTTCTTTTTTAATATTCATATGTTTATAATAACAACTTTGATTATTATTGCAACCCTTTTAGACAAAAAAAAGCAATTATTTTAAAAGGGTAAATCATCTTCAAAATCATCTACATAGGTTGAACGTTCATATAATGCTTTTGCATATTCTTGTGCAGCATTTTTTTTAAAACCATATTTTGCTAAAAATTTAAATTCATTACCAAATCTTGTATGCAGTTGTTGATGATGAAACATACAAAGTGGTATTACTTCATTGTCACCTGCTTTTAAACTCCACCCTCTTTTGCCATCACTTGGTTTTAATAAATGATGTACTTGTATTGGTCCTTTACAACTAACAAACCCTGCTCTTGTAATAAAACAGGGTTGTTTAGACACATATAAAAGATGTTTTTTATCTACAAGTCTTTTTGACATTAGAATGGCATTTTATCATCATCATCATTTGTATTTTTATGAAAGTTATCCATGCTTTCAGTTTCTACTAATTGCATGGTAGTAAATGGCAATCCATCTTTAGTTTCTTTTTTGCGACCATAAAACTTATAAGAAACGTTATCAATAGTAACATTACCACTTATATCAGGGCTATCATCTGAAAACTTATTATTGTTTACAAAAACTAAACCAACTGACATTGCAAGTTCTAATTTTTTTTCACCTAAATTGTTTTCACTTTCAACAATACTAAAGTATCGTTTTTCATCCTTATTATTTTGTTCAGTATTTTTTTTCCATAACACACTGCCTTTTCTAAGTATTTGTGCATTTTTATCTATGAATAATGCACCACTTTTTTCTTTTTCTTCATATTTTTTGTCTGACATTTTATACCTCGCTTTTTGTAATCAGTTTATATTTCCAAAGATTGCTTTTTTGATAGCTTCTTTTTTTATGCAGAACTTCACCTTGTGGCATTCTATATTTTTCTCTGTATGGTGCTTTTCTAAAATCACGCATAGCAGCAGTTAATCCACTTTCGCTACAAGATTTTTTAAACTTATGTAGTATAAAGTTTTTTAATTCTGTAGGTGTCCACCAATGACCTTGTGCCATTGTCATATATATACAATCATGCATTGTCGGTTTTTTGTTCATTCTTACCCTCATATAATTCAATAAGATTTGCATAAGATGTTTTTACAACATCATCTTCTGTATCTGTATGTGCTTGATGTATTGTTTTAGCATTAGCTTTGTATAGTTTTTTGCATATAACATTATTAGCATCTTTCATCATACGACCACAATCTTTCAAATATTCTGTAGTATCATCACGTGATAGAACAACTTTACCGTTATTGCCTACCATTTTGTATTTACCCTTATCTCTTTGCATAGCACTTTCTGCATCATCATCTGTAGAACTAATACCACAAGCCATAGACAAACTATACCTACGACTATAGGTCAACGCACTACCAAATGCTTGTGGGTCGTGTTTATCTGCTGGTACAAATACTTGTCCTGCACTTAATTGTGCATCATGTCCATAGAATATAGTTTCACATACAGCACCATGTTCATTTAAAGAACTGTTTTGTTGGAAATATATACCATTTTTATTTAATGGTTCTTTAACAGTGTTAATTACCTGTTCTAAAGAAGCATAACCCTGTCCATAAAAAGGATTTTTGCTATCTTTCATAGCATGAGTTATTTCTGTTTGTGCTTGTAATAAAGCTTGTATCAAGTTATTCATATTTTTTTACCTCAAGTTTTCATATTAAATAATTTTTGTGCGCCCTTGATTTCGGTAGCACTCCACTGATTCATAAAGTCTTCGTTAGAAATGTCAGGCTCTAAACATGACATTGCACATACCTCATGAATATCACTAGAAAATGATAGCAGTTGCCACATTTTCATTGCAATTCTTCTTATGTTTTTTATATTGTCTTCTACGTTAGTAACTTCGTATGTTATTAATTGTCTGTTGTGTTTGGTTGTGTACACATAGTCTACATATGGTTTTTTACTTGTAGCTATAGAATAAATACTTAATTGATTTTGATAATCTGTTTTTACTTCTTGTGGTTTTTGACCTGTGGTTTTTAAATCTCTTACGCAATCTTCATACAAAAAGTCAATAATTCCTTTAAATGGTACAGGCAAGTCTAAATATATCTCAATCCATTTCTGTGCAGCTATTGGTTTACCAAGTTTTCTATATACTGGTATTACAATCTCTAAAACCTCAGGCACTATAATCTGTTTTTCTAAACATTTTGCAAAATCATATTTTGCTTTGTTTTCTTCTATTTGTTTATATATATCATCATATTCTGCTAAAGCTTTATCAATACATTCTTGCATAGGTGCAGATGTCATAATCCCCATAGTGATGCCTTTTTCTATTGCAATACCATAAGTCATAGCTGGTGCAAATATTTTTTCCCTGTAACCAGCAATATTAACTAACCATTTGGCTGGGTTTTTACGAAATTTATTTACAGCAGAAGGGCTAAGATATTCAATACCAAAATTTTCAAATGCTTTATCAGTGGTTTTCATAGTTCAATAATCAAAATTAAAATGTTGTTTGTATAACAAAAAATCTATAATAGCACGTATTGGGTGATTTACAAAATTGTGATAGACTAAACTTATGAAATTGCAAGAATGGTTAAAAAAAGAAGGCCTAACACATACAGATTTTTTAGTTTATCTAAAACAAAACAATGCTGTAGTAAGTAAAGGTGCTGTTGATAAATGGTGCAATGGTCAAAGAATACCAAGAAAAAATGATATGCAAAAAATTATGGTAGCAACTAATGGAGAAGTTGTACCAAATGATTTTTATGATTTAAAGGACTTGTAATTTTGTCCTAACTAGCCCAAAATGTCTGAATGTCAATTCAAGCATTATCATGGTGTCTAAAAAAAGAAATTCCAAACCCAACAGCAAAACTTGTTTTAATGATATTGTGCAACTATGCAAATGAAAACAATGCTAGTTATCCCAGTGAAAAACATTTAGCAAAACTTGTTGGAGTTTCAGACAGGTCAATAAGACGTTGCACCAAACAATTACAAGAGTTAGGTTTAATTAATATTGAACAAAGATTAGGAACAAGCAATTTATATACTATATGTATAGGTGTGGACACTAACGTCCATACTGGTAGGACACCCACGACCTATAATACTAAAGAAGATACTAAAGATAATACTAAAGATAGTGTGGACAAATATAGTAAAGACTTTATTGATTTTTGGGATGTGTATCCAAGAAAAGCTAACAAACATTCGGCTTATCAAAAATGGTTGAATGTAACAAAAAAATTTCCAGTAAAAAAATTATTGGTTTGTACAATTAGATTTGCTAACGAAACTAAAAATAACAAAACAGAAGAACGTTTTATTGCACATCCAAGCACATGGTTGAATCAAAGACGGTTTGAAGATTATGAAAATGATAATATAACTATAAAAAAACAATCACTGAATAACTTAGCGGGGTAAATATGAATATTGAAATAGAATTACGTAAACAGGGCATTGTGCCAAAAAACACAGATGTTGGAACACAAAAAATAAAATGTCCTAGCTGTCAACCACACAATCACAATCCTAATGACAACCCATTAGCACTTACAATTGAATCTTATGGTAAATGCGTTTGGTTTTGTCATCATTGCGAATTTACTGGTGGTTTAAATGCCAGTACTGGTTGGAAAGGCGAAACTAAAATCAATAGACCTGAGAAAATATATGAAGCACCTAAAGTTCCCATTGAACCAAATAAGTCAAACAAAATGTATTCTTATTTTGCTAAAAGGTGCATAAGTAAAGAAACTGTAGATGATTTTGGTATATATGCAGACAGTAATAATTATTGGTATGCATTTCCTTATTACAATTTAAATAGTAATGCAGTAAATATAAAATTTAGAAGTGAAGATAAAAAATTCAAACAAACTCCTAATGCAAAAAAATCTTTATATAACTATGGAAATGTATATAACGAAGATTTTATTATTTTTGTAGAAGGTGAAATGGATTGTCTTTCATTATATGAAATAGGTTTTAAAAACGTAACAACATTACCTGACGGTGCACCAAAAAATGCCAATCTTAAAGAAGATGATAAAAGATTTACTGCATTAAAAAATTGTAATTTAAAAGCAAAAAAGGTTGTTTTATTTGTTGATAATGATGATGCTGGTAAAAGTTTACATAAAGAGTTGTTACATAGATTTGGTAAAGATGTTTGTTGGTATGTAAAAAGACCTGACGATTGTAAAGATGCTAATGATGTTTTAGTAAAACACGGTGAAGACGAATTAAGACAATTAATAGTAAATGCTATTCCATATCCAGTTGATGGTTTATATAAAAGTGGTGATTACACTGGTGCTGTATTAGACCTTTACAATGGTAATTACGTAAAACCTATTGAAATTGGTTATAGCAATTTAGATGCTATATATAAAATAATGAAAGGTACTTTTCATACTGTTACAGGCATACCAAATCATGGTAAAAGTTATTTTTTAGATATGATTTTAATTAAGTTAGCACAAGAACATGGATGGAAATTTGCATTATTTTCGCCTGAACATAGTACACAAATGCATTTACGTAGAATGGTTCAAATGATATGTGAAAAACCTTTTGATATTGGAGAAACAAATAGAATGTCTACAACTGAACTTAAAAGTGCAATGTCATTTTTAGATAAACATTTTTTCTTTATAGAAACAAAAGAAGAAGTGCCAACTATTGAACACATTTTGGATATAAGTAAGGGTGCAGTTTTTAAACATGGTTGTAACGGAATTATTGTTGACCCATATAATGAAGTTAACGCAAGTAGAAGTGGTGGTAAAAGAGAAGATGAACATATAAGAGATTTTATTTCTACTTGTAAAAGATTTGCACGAGTTCATGACGTTGTTTTTTGGGTAGTTGCACACCCTACAAAATTACAAAAAATGGGTGACGGTGGATATACACCACCAACTGCATACGATATCAGTGGTGCTAGTCATTGGAATAACCAAAGTGATGTTATTTTAACTGTACATAGAGATTTTGATGATAATACAAGTGAAGTTATAACAAGAAAAATAAGAGAACAAGACTTGTACGGTAAGATAGGCTCAGCTAAATTTAGTTTTAATAACCAAAAACGCATTTTTGAACCATTTGATTCTTATTACGATAATGTTGATATACCACCACACTGGGTGGATTAGCAAAAAACGTGATAACTTCGTTAAGGTAAAACTATTAACCATAGTCAAAGATGCACACAGACAGCTTGTCAGACAATCAATTTACGTCTAAAATGACCCAATATGGATATTTTGTATAAAAAGACTGAAGACATAGTTCCTTACTTTCAAAATCCTAGAGTCATATCAGAAACAGCAATTAAAGAAGTTGCTAAATCAATAGAGCAACATGGTTTTCAACAATGCATTGTGATAGATGAAGATAATGTTGTTGTTGCTGGTCATACACGTTTGTTAGCAGCTAAGTTTTTAGAAATGCAACAAGTACCATGTAAAGTCTATGTGGATAATCCACAGAAAATAAATGCATATAGATTAGCTGACAATAAAGTTGGTGAGTTAACTACTTGGGAAGAAAAAACTTTAGAACTGGAATTAGATAAATTAACAGGTATAGATGTTGCTGGTTTCAAACCTGAAGATGTAGAGTTTATTAGTTTTGATGATAGTATGAGTGATGTTAATATAGAAGAAGATACTGTTGGTTATAGTGCAAATGATTTAACAAATCTAGTTCCAATAACTTTTTATTTAGAAACAGAAGATAGAAAAGAAATTATGGACAAATTAGAAAACATACGAGATAACAAAAACTTACAAACAAAAAGCAACGCATTGTTGTATCTAATAAGGCAGGTAACATGATATTAATACCAAATCCAACACATGGTGAAATAATAGACCAAACCAACTCTATGTATCCAACTAAAATGATTTCAATATCTAATGACTATGTTTTAGAAAAAACCATAGGCAATATATATGGTTTTGTTACTAATGGTGCTTTTAGTATAAATATAAATAATAGAATTTGGTATTTACAAGAAGGCGATTTTTTTAGTTTAAAAAGCAACACTTTGGGAGAAACTAAAGCTATATTAGATTCTAATGCAGGACAAATGTTTTGGATTGTTCGTTATGGTTTTCAAGGCATAGATATGATTGGTGCATCAGAAAAAAATGGTAGGCTTTCATATATAGACGGTTGTACTGATTCTTTATTAATTATGCCACCAAGATTAGGAGACCCTTGTTTAAATTATTTACATTTTCCTATGGGCATAGACCAAACGCAACACTTACATCCCAGTATAAGAATGGGCATAGTAATTAATGGTAAAGGTGAAGCATTCCAGAAACCTGATGGCAAACGTGAAGGTTGGGAAGAAGATTTATCCAAAGGCATGATGTTTTGTTTAGAAGAAGGTGAGGTACATAGTTTTAGAACTGCAGAAAATTATATGGACATTATTGCATATCACCCTGATTCTGACTTTGGTCCTAGTGATACAAATCACCCAATGCTTAACAGAACATACATAAATCATGGAAAACAGTAGGTCTTAGGGTATTAACTTACCCGCAAGATGCTCTTAGAAGCTATGTCAGAGGACTAATTTATGAGCAAAGTGCATAAAAAACGTGATATTGATAAAGATGTATATACTTTGGCTTTAGAACGTATTAACAGAACATATGATATTTTTGATAATGTTGTGGTAATGTTTAGTGGTGGCAAAGACTCAACTGTATGTTTAAATCTTACTTTGCAAGTAGCAAAAGAACGTAACAAATTACCCCTTGATGTATATTTTTTTGATGAAGAAGCAATACCATATGAAACTATTGATTATGTAGAACGTGTTGCAGACTTACCTGAAGTTAATATGCACTGGTTGTGTTTACCAGTAAAACATAGAAATGGTTGTAGTAGAAATCACCCACATTGGTGGCCTTGGGCACCTGAAAGTAAAAATTTGTGGTGCAGACCATATCCCACACATAAATCAGTTATTGGTTTAGAAGATATGCCAATGTTTCCAAAAGATGTAAAAGAAAGACCATCTGTACCTGAATGTAATGGTCTATTATTTCCACCTCAAGACTGGGGAGAAGTTGGTATTATTATGGGCATACGTTCAGAAGAAAGTCTTACAAGATATAGAACAATTCTACAAACAGGTGATGGTAAACGTTACGAAAACTATATGATAAATCTTAGGTCAAAAACTGCATTAGCAAATTGTTTTAAAGTATGTCCAATATACGATATGAAAACAGTAGATGTATGGTCTGCACCAAAAAAATTTAATTGGGATTACAACATTACATATGACATTTTAGAAAAAGTAGGTTTAACACATTTACAACAACGTTGTGCGCCACCTTACGGAGAAGAACCAATGCGTGGTTTATGGCAATATTCAATTGCTTTTCCAAAACTATGGGAGAAAATGCAGATGCGTGTGCCAGGCAGTGCAACTGCAGCAAGATATGCAAATACAGAATTGTATGCTTTTGGTTCATTGCCTGAAAAACCTAAAGATACATCATGGCAAGAGTTTGTGCAGTATTTTTTAGATAAACATCCTGAACCACATAAATCTAAAATTGCAAAAACAATAAATGAGTTTATTAAATTGCACCATGTTAAAACAAAACAACCTTTATTAAAAACACATCACCCAGTAAGTGGCATAGGTTGGAAATTTTTATTACGTATAGCAATGCGTGGTGATTTTAAAGGTCGTAAAACACCAATGTTTACATCAGATAGCAAAACTTTTGCTGCACAAAAACAAAAATATGAGGAAGAACGATATGGTCAAACAGGGAAAAGATAAACAACCAATAAATGCTATGCAGTGGGTGCATAGAACTAAGCTTAAAGCAAATGATTACAACCCTAACAAAGTTGCACCAGTTGAATTAGAGTTGCTTAAAACCAGTATTAAATTATGTGGGTGGACACAACCAATTGTTATAAGACATGACAACGAAATTGTTGATGGTTTCCATAGATGGACTGTATCAGAAGATGCAGACATATATGGGCTGACAGATGGTTTTGTACCAATTGTATATTTAGACAAAATGGTAGATGATGCACAACAAATGTGTGCAACCATAATTCATAATAGAGCAAGAGGTAATCATGGCATATTACCTATGACAGACATTGTTAGAAAAATGAAAGACAATCATAAATACACAGATGAACAATTAGTTGATTTACTTGGAATGGAACAAGAAGAAATAGATAGACTATATGATTATAGACCTATGACAGAGAAAGGCAGTCAAGAAGAATTTAGTAAAGGTTGGGTGCCTGATGTTGAAGATAGGGCATTTGATTAAAAATTGTGTGTCTGTAATGGCTTGTATGCACATCTTGATGGGTAGTTAAGGTAAAACCCTTAACGTAGTAATCACGTTTTTAAGGAAAAGGGTGTAGAGGAGAATGCTACACCCTAGATATTACTTCCAAGCTTTTGATTCGTAACTTAAATCACTTTGATTATCTTGTGCATGAAGTAATGCATCATAAAGATAATCTGTATTAAGCTTGTTAGCAACATAACCATCAAGAATACAATTAAAATAACCCATAAAAGGTTCACCGTAGTTTGTACGATTCATAGCATAAAACATGATGTCAGCATTATCACCAAAATCATGTGCTAACTTGTCATAAAGTTTTACAGTAAAGTATTCTTTGCGATATAAAAAAGGATAACCTTCAAATACATCTAGTGCTTGTTCACACTTGTCTGTAATATCCCATATGACACCTTCTACTGAATCACCGTAACTGTATTCAATATCAGCAACTCCTTTAAATACTAACCTATAGTTAGGTAAACTAAAGTTAACAATGCGTTTGGCATTTGGACATCTTTGTTTCATGTTTTCTATATTAAGGTTAGCACCGTAAGCAAAGTAAAACATTATAAACTCCTGTTAATAAGACCAAACAATTGCAGGTCGTCTATGAAATTTTCTGTAGAGTCATATCTAACAGTCCACCCATATTGTGTTTTGATTCTGTCACTAGTTCCTTGCATCCAGTCAATCAATGTATCTTGTGGTGCAAGTGATAACTCATACAAACAATTTGCAATGTCTGTCTTGGTAGCACCCTGTAGAACACCACCACCTTTTACTGTATATATTAAGTACATAATTGTTTTCTCCTTTTTGTGTAAAATCTTTTTACTTTTGAATCAATCAAAGTATCTTGCACTTTGCTTAATCCATTTAACATTAAACCAAACTTATCAATGTATTCATCCATAACATCAAATCTTTTTACCTTGATTGACCTTTTAACATCTGCTGCTTGAACCATTGATAAACAAACCTTTAACCAGTTTGTAACTTTATCAACTTCTGTAGTACCACTATGATGTCTAAACTCAATAGTTCCATGTTTCCAAAATGAATTGATATTGAGTTTTGTGTATCTTGTGCCAACTGTACTTGCTAATTGTCTAGCAGTTCTACATGAATCTATAGTTTTGTAAGCTAAATGAAGAGTGCTACCAAATCTAAATGCTGTAGAATTACAATACTGATTGTTGTCTTTTCTTCTACTATTAGGCATTACTTGGTCTATTGCTCTTTCAAATTTAGTATATCTTTTATAAAGATTTCTAAATTGTTTAATACCCCAATCACTTACACCAACGTGTACGTGTAAACCACAACTTCTGTTAACGTTAGCACCAATGTGTTTTAAAGAATCTAAAACAATTTTTAAATCTCTGTAACCTCTATCACCTTGTAAAACTGGAGAAACAATTTCTAAACCGTTACCACTTAATGAAGCATCAGTTTTAAGTCTCCATATTGAACTATCAGTATCAGAATAACTAGCACTATACATATCAAATGTAGCATTAACACTGTTTAAATAGTTATTAATTTCTCTAAGTGTAGTACTTCTGTCATTGTGTGCAATAAACTCAATTTCAATTCCAAATGTTCTCAAATTATCAAATGTCATTTTTTCTCCTTTTTCAATATCATCTAATATGTTTATAATAACAACTACAGTTATTATTGCAACCCTTTTGGACAAAAAAACTATACTTTTTTTATCTGTCTATTTTGTACTCTTTACTAACAACACCAACTTCCTTTGACCCTCTAAAGTGTGCTTTTACAAAGGTATGTTTACCATTAGGCAATCTTCTAAGATGCTTTCTGACGCTATGAAAAGCTGTACCTGCACTACGTGTGTTGTTACCTTTATTATTAGCACTTGCATTGTCGTACATATTTAATTTCAACACTTTATGTTCCCAAGTAGGTTTATTGTTAAAAGTACTTTGCTTAAATTTTCTTGATTCAATAATAGAAGGTCTATTTGCAGGTTGCATACCTTTAATGTTTTGCACGTCACAAACTGTTGGAAATTGTGTTAGAAAATTATATTCAAACAAAATATCACTACATATTTGTACTTGTTGGTTCAATGTATGATTTGAAAACTCCCCATTGGCATCTGCACTAAGGTCTAAAAAGTCATAGAAAATATTATTATCATCTATCCAATATGTGTAATCTTCTCCACCATTTATCCATGCCATGTCAAAGTATGTAAAGTCAACATGCATATCATCTAAAGCAGGGTCATATACAAAAAGCATACATCTAACAATATTGGTATATGGGTTATCTTTATCAACCACCATATCGTCAATTTCTTTTGGTAATTCACCTACTGGACTATGTTGTGTATCAACTGCCCATAAGTTATAAATTAATCTTTTATGTTCATATTTAGAAACATGTTGTGGAGTACCATATGAATCTCTATCTAATAATTCAATCTCAACATCTTTATCCCATTGAATAAATGTATTTGGATATGGCAACATCATCTTTACATCATTTGCTACTTTCACACGTTCTTCATTCGTAATAAAACTTGTGGTATTTGGTATATAGAATTTTTGTGCATTGGATATACCTAAAGATACTTCATCAAATAATCCACGTAATTTACTGTAATTAATTGTTCTTTCTTCGTTTGTAAAATGGTTATTATCATTTCTTGGATTAAAGTGTGGTAATGGTCTATACATCTTTGTAAACTTTTCATAACCACGTTCATCACCTAATCGTAAAAGATTATGTGTATGTAACAATTTTTCTAATACGTGTTTCTTCATAATACTTTCCCTGTTTTCTTATCTACTGCACATAAGACACCAAACTGATTTTTAAGAATCCATATGGTTTTCTTTTCTATGCTTAGTAAACGGTTTGGTATGGAATCATCATTTTTATAAAAGCCATTATCTTCTATATGACAAAACCACTTATGTACTGCTTGTTGAAATGACATTACGCACCCCCTTGTGTTCTATGTGGAACATTGTTGAACTGCATGTCATACCATTGCCATATATATTCTCTATGTCGCATCCAAACCATTCCAAAGGTTTTTAACATACATTCATCTGCAACTTCATACCCAAAAGCTTTGACAAACTCAGGATAGTTGCTTTGTAGACATGGTATCTCACCACCGTATATAAATTTAATTTCTGATTTACTCATTGTTACTCCTTTTCAATATTTCAATAGTTATTATTATAAACAAATAATAAACTAATGCAAACCCATTTTGTATATTTAATATTTTTTATGATAGACTAGCGAGATAAAAAGAGATTAATTGGTTAATTTTTAATGGCAAAAACAAAAAAACTTACAAAAGACTTAGCAGAAAAAATACGTAACGAGTTTGTACAAGGTATAGATTTAGGAACTACAGAACGTAAGTATCAAACTATAGATGCATTAGCAATTAAACATAAGGTAGCAAGAAGCACATTATATAAATGGTCTCAACGTGAAAGTTGGAAATCTCAACAAGAAAGATTTCAAAGTGAATTTTTACAAAAGGTGGATGCACAAAGACAAAAAGAAATGGCAAAAAATTCTAAGTCATTAGATGATACAGCATTAAGTCTAGCAAAAATATTAATGAATGAAATAGGTTTACAACTACAAGAAAATAATCAGAAAAGACAACAAGGTGCATTACCAATGACACCACAAATGATAAATCAATTATGTACTGCAAGTTTACAAGCACAAAAGCTTGGTAAGATTGCAACAGGTGAATCAACGGAGAATATAAAACTAAATGCCGAAGTTACAGACACAGATGCCTTCAGAGAAGCTATGGAACTGCTTGACACGGTTGCAAGAGCAAAGCAACAAGCAGACGATTCAGCTGTACACTGATTGGTTAAAAACAGCAAGAGCAAAACAGATAGCACCTGCATCTAATTTTTTTATATGGTTAATATTAGCTGGTCGTGGTTGGGGCAAAACAAAAACTGGTGCACAAGATATTGCTTTATATGCTTTACGTAATCCTAATACTATAAGTGCTGTAGTAGCACCAACTTTTGGTGATTTACGTAGGGTATGTTTTGGTGGTCCTAGTGGTTTGTTATCAATAATACCTAAAGAATGCACAGACCAAAACTTTGGCACAAATGGTTTTACAAGTGCAAACATGGAAATAAAATTAGCCAACGGTTCAAAAATTGTAGGTTATGCTGCAGTCAGTCCTGAAAGATTAAGAGGACCACAGTTTCATAGAGCATGGTGTGATGAATTAGCTTCATGGTCATATCCTGAAGCATTTGACCAACTTATGTTTGGTTTAAGATTAGGTGACAACCCACAATGTTTAATAACCACAACACCCAAACCAATTAAATTGATAAAAGATTTAGTTGAAAGAGATGATGTGCATATTACACGTGGTAATACCTTTGAAAATCAAGCTAACTTAGCAGAAAGTGCATTACAAATGATGAAAGATAGATATGAAGGTACTGCTTTAGGTAGACAAGAATTATTTGCAGAAATATTAGATGATGTAGAAGGTGCATTATGGACAACAACATTAATAGAACGTGCAAGATTAGAAGCAAATGAAGAACGTGAACTTACACAAATTATAGTTGCTGTAGACCCAGCAGTTACATCAGGAGAACAATCAGATGAGACTGGTATCATAGTAGTAGGCAAAGACAGAAATAACGAGTATTATGTATTAGAGGACTTGTCAGGAAGACACACAGCCGATAACTGGGGTAGAATAGTCCTTAATGCTTACTATGAATGGGAAGCTGATAGAATAATAGCTGAAGTAAATAATGGTGGCGACCTAGTTGAGAAGTTAATTAGAGACAAAGACCCTAATGCTTCATACAGGTCAGTAAGAGCAACACGTGGTAAAATGCTAAGAGCAGAACCAATAGCTGCACTTTACGAGCAAAAACGAGTACATCATATGGGCATATTTGGAGATTTAGAACAACAAATGTGTTCATATATAGGTCAGCTTAAACCAAGTCCTGATAGACTTGATGCACTTGTTTGGGGTTTGACAGAATTAAGTAAATCACGTGGACAAGTAAACTGGAGAATAAGCTAATGGCAGAACGAACATTATTGCAAAGAATATTTAATATAAACCCTGAACAAAAACAAAGTAATATGATGGGTTATTTTGGCGTAGGAACAGAAGAAGCTAAAACATATAAATATCAAGAACTTGCAAAAGAAGGTTATCTTAAAAATGCAATTGTTTACAGATGCGTAAACGAAATATCTAAAGGTGCAAGTGCTGTACCATTTATTTTAAAAGCAGGAGACCAAATATTAGAAGAACATCCATTAAAAAACTTACTTAATAGACCTAACCCACTACAATCTTATTCTGAATTTTTCAACAGCTTGTTTGGATACTTATTATTAAGTGGTAATGCTTATGTTTTAAAGGTTGGTAGTGAACAAGGCACACCAAAAGAACTACACCAATTGCGACCTGACAGAATTAATATAAAAGGTAATGGAAATGCTATACCTGAAAAGTATGAATATATTATTAATGGTAGAGTGCAACAAACATACTTAGTTGACCAAGATAATGGTTTTAGTGAACTCAAACATGTAAAACTATGGAATCCATTAGATGATTACTATGGTTTAAGTCCAATGAGTGCAGCGGCTGTTGAAGTTGACCAATTTAACATGGCTAGTAAACACAATGTTAATTTATTACAAAACGGTGCAAGACCTAGTGGTGCAGTTGTATTTAAACCACAAGATGACGCAGGTTTTTCAGTAAATTTATCAGAATCACAAAGACAACAACTATTAACAGATATTAACAATAGATTTACAGGTGCTAATAATGCAGGTAGACCGTTGTTATTAGAAGGTGATTTTGATTGGAAAGAAATGGGATTGTCACCAAAAGACATGGACTTTCTTAACTTAAAACATATGAGTGCCACAGATATAGCATTATGTTTTGGTATACCATCACAGCTTGTAGGTGTTCCTGATGCACAAACTTATGCAAATGTAGCTGAAGCAAGACTTGCCTTATATGAAGAAACAATCATTCCACATTTAAGAAAAATATCCAGTGATTTAAATGAATGGTTAGTACCTATGTTTGACGAAAGACTAAGATTAGAATTTGATATTGATGCAATACCTGCATTAGCAGAACGTAGAAAAAAAATATATGAAAACGTAACTAGTGCTGTACGTGAAGGTATCATGACTAGAAATGAAGCTAGAGAAGTAATAGGTCTTGAACCCATTAATGGTGGTGATGATATATATATTTCTGCAACATTATTTCCGTTGGGTGATGGTGACGTTGAAAAACCTGAAAACCCAGTTAATGAAGAAGATGTGCAAGATTATGAAGAAGAAGAAGAAGATGATGATGACAAAGACTATATATGGGAACAGATAAAAGCACTTGCAGATATAAATACAACACCAACAGACGGAATGGCAACAGAAGCTAGACGTGGATTAGATTGGAGAAAAGAACATAATCGTGGTGGCACTATGGTAGGTGTTGCTAGAGCAAACCAGCTTGTAAAGAAACAAACACTATCTATAAGTACTGTTAAGCGTATGTATAGTTTCTTTTCACGACATGAAGTAGATAAACAAGGACAAGGATTTAGACAAGGACAAGATGGCTATCCTAGTGCTGGTCGTATTGCATGGGCATTATGGGGTGGTGATGCAGGATTTTCTTGGTCAACTAAAGTTAGAAATCAAATAGTACGTGAAGAAGAAAAAGAAATGTCTTTACAAGAACATTGGGGCTTAGTTACTGATGAAACAAAAGCATTAAGTGGTAAAGTTAAAGAAGGTCTTAAAAAGAAAGTAAAAGACCATAACGAAAAATATGGTGATAGTAAAACCAAAAGAACAAACCTTAGAACACTTGAAGCTGTATTTCGTAGAGGTGTTGGTGCTTACAGAACTAACCCACAATCTGTTAGACCAAGTGTAAGTTCACCTGACCAGTGGGCATATGCTCGTGTAAATAGTTTTTTAGCAGCATTGCGTAGAGGTAAATTCAGGGGTGGTAAACACGATACTGATTTATTTCCAAAAGGACACCCATTATCAAGTAAATAATGTTAAAAAAACAACTACATTCTTTTAGACGTGGTCGTGTAAATATTCGTAGAGAACAAAGACAACAATTAGCTTTACGTAATAACTTAGAAAAACGTGTATTTTCAAGATTAAACACTTTGTTTAGAAAATTTGTAAATGTGCAAATGCATTTATACAAAGAATATGGTGTATATCAACCTAATACAGCTGCACAAGTTTTGAATGAAGATATGTTTCCTTTATTGTTAACACATTACAAACGTATCTTTCAATCAGTGTACAATTTAAATGAAGATAAATACTACAATAAAAAACAAGAAGCTTTTGTATTTGGAAGAAGTGTAGATTTTGAAGAAGTTGTTTTTACATATTTTAATTCTAAACAACTTATTTTAAGTGGTATATCAATTTCATTAGCTAATAGAATTTCACGTGTAATAGAACAAGGTAGAGCAGATAACCTTACACTTCCACAGATAGCAAAATTAGTTTCTGATAAATTTCTACCTATAAGCAGAAGTAGAGCAGCATTAATTGCACGTACAGAAACACATAATGCAGCAAGTTTTGCAAATCATTCTTATCATAAACAAGTAGAAAAAGATTTAGGACTTAAAATGATGAAAAGATGGGTTGCTACTAATGATGCTAGAACAAGACCTGCACATGCTAGTGCTAATGGACAAACAGTTGATATGAATGAAAAGTTTATAGTTGGTGGTACAGAAATGGATTTTGCAGGAGACTCTGCTGGTGGTGCAAAAAACGTTGTTAATTGCAGATGTGTAATAATATATGCAGATGAACAGGATATTGTGCTAGACTGACGTAGATGCTACCATATGTAGTGTTATGCCTATACCAAAACCTAGAACAAATGAAAGTAGGCAAGATTTTTTAAATAGATGCATGGGAGATGACACAATGGTTGATGAATATAATTCAAATCAAAGGTTAGCTGTTTGTACCAATGAGTACGATTCCAAAGAAGATTCTATAGAAGCTGAAGCAAAACGAGAAATACGTAAAGACGTATACGATAATCCAGGCGAGGCAACTGCAAGAGCCAAAGAAATTGGTTGCGTAGGCATTCATACACATGATGCAGATGGCAACAAAGTTTTTATGCCATGTAAAACACATGAAGAATACACAGAACTTACTGGTCGTGAGTTATCAGGTTATAAACCAAAAAAACCAAAGAAAAAAGAATACAGTTCTGAAGATGTAGAATCAAACGTAACTGATTTAAAAAATACAATTGAACTTAGGTCAGAACTTAAAGCATACATGCCAAATGATGATGAAGAAGAAGAAGACAAAGAATATGGTAAGTTTGAAGGTTATGGCTCTGTGTTCGGTAATAAAGATTTAGGGAATGACGTTATAGAAAAAGGTGCATTTGTTAAATCACTAAAAAAAAGAAAACCATATCAAGTAAAACTTTTGTATCAACATAAAACAGATATGCCAATAGGTGTGTTTGATGAAATAAAAGAAGATGAACATGGTTTACAAGTAAAAGGTCGTTTAGCACTTAAAACACAAGCAGGACAAGAAGCATATGAACTTATGAAAATGGGTGCATTAGATGGTTTGTCTATTGGTTTTAGAGTAAACCCTAAAGAAGTTTCATATGATAAGCGTTCTAACAAACGTATTATTAAAGAAGTAGATTTAATGGAAGTCTCGTTGGTAACTTTTCCAATGAACCCTAAAGCAACAGTATTGTCTGTTAAGGGTGAAGAGATAACTATTAGAGAGTGGGAAAATGGATTGCGAGATGCTTTCTCTATTTCTCGTTCAGAAGCGAAAGTTGCAGCAAAAGCTGTAACTGATGCATTCAGTCAACGAGAGGTTGGCTCAAATGCTGAATTGGTAGATGCCATAAAGAACTTAACTTTAACCTTAAAATCTTAATATAGGAGATTATTATGTCGGAAGATGTAAAAAACGCTTTACAGGATATGGGTTCAACCTTTGAAGAATTTAAAAAGGTCAATGACGAAAGACTTGAAAAGCTAGAAAAAGGCGAAGGTACAGCATATGTAGACGAGAAATTAGCTAAAATGGAAGCTAAGATGGATTCTTATGAAGACATTAATCAAAAACTTACAGTTGCTGAACAAAACGCCGACAACATCAAAAGCCAAATTGAAAATCTTGAAACGGTTGTAAAAAGACCAAATTCAGGCTTTGAAAGTAAGCAAGTAGATGACTATGTTGAAGCATTTGACAAATATTGTAGAAAAGGCGTAGAAGGTCTTGATGCAGTTGAGAAAAAAGCTTTAACAGTAAGCAATGATTCAACAGGTGGGTATTTAGCACCCCCTGAATATGTGAAAGAGTTACTAAAAACTGTAACAGAAATTTCACCTATTAGAAGTATTGTTAGAATTAGAAACACTGCTGCAAGAAGTATCCAAATCCCAAAAAGAACTGGACAATTCGCTGCACAATGGGTTTCTGAAAGTGGTACAAGAAGTGAAACTACTGGGTATCAAGTAGGACTGGAAGAATTACCAGCACATGAGCAATATGCTCTTGTTGATATTTCTGAGCAGGACTTAGAAGATTCAGTGTTTAACTTAGAAGCAGAAATGCAATCAGAATTTGCAGAGCAATTTGCAAAAGCTGAAGGCACTGCATTTGTAAGTGGTAATGCCGTAGGCAAACCTGAAGGATTTATGACCAACAGTGATGTTGCTTCAGTAGATTCAGGTTCAAATACTGCAATCTTAGCTGATAGTTTAATATCATTAGTACATAACATTAAAGCTGAATACAGCAGAAATGGTACATTTGTATTTAACAGAAGCACACTTGCTGCAATCAGAAAGTTAAAAGATACTGCTGGTCAGTATGTTTTCCAAACTGGTATGATGTTAGGTGGAAATATGGTGAATACTATTTTAGGACACCCATATGTAGAAGCTACAGACATGCCTAGTGTGGCACAAAATGCTTTTCCAGTTGCCTTTGGTGACTTTAGAAGAGGATACATGATTGTAGACAGAGTAAATTTAGCTGTATTAAGAGACCCTTTTACACAAGCTACTACTGGTAATGTAAGATACATTGCTAGAAAGAGAGTTGGTGGACAAGTAATACAGTCTGAAGCTATTAACAAACTAAAAATCACAGCGTAAGCAAGGAGTAAATTATGAAAGATTTAGGAAATAATTTAACACCTGTAAGCATGACTGCAGCAGTAGTCGCATCTGGAAATGCTACAACTACAACTGGTTCAGAGATAGACCTACAAGGTTTTGAAGGTGCATTTGTAATGTGTAATTCAGGTGTTGAAGGTGATACTTTAGCTGCAAACTTAAAGTATGAGTTAAAACTTTATCATGGTGATACAAGTGGTTCTCTTACTGCAGTAAGTAGTCAATTAGATGTTACTGATGCTTCTATCGCAACTGATGGAACATGGCTAACACTAGATGATAATGCTGAAACACCACAGGTGTCAGGAATTGGATACATAGGTGGCAAACAGTATATTAGAGTTGATATTGTCAGAACAGGCAATCACAGCTCTGGTACACCAATGTCAATCTCATGTATCAAAGGATTCCCAAGACATGCTGGGGGTGCTTCAACTTACAACTTAGCGTAAGTATAAATCAGTGGGGTGGTAAAACACCCCACACTTTTTAAGGAAAAACAATGGCAAGAAAATTTAAAATAGTAGTTCCAAAACCAGCTTCATGTAATAAACATGGAACTGAAGTAAAGCTATATACAGCAGATGAAATAGTTGAGTCTGAAGGTAACTGGCAAGATGAATTAATGGATTCGTTTATTGAAA